TAATAAATGGCAAATAAATTCACATACCAAATTTTGCGTGATGCATCAACCGATGCTGTTATTAAATTAACAGGTCAATTTGATGGCGTCAGCGGAACAGAAAATAATCAATCAAGAATTCAAGCTAACACACTTTCAGGTGCTATTGCTACAAACGGTTTCTTAGTTGCAAACACTCAGGGTGGAACAGCTAATACACCTTTATCATATTATAATTTGCAAATCACATCTGCACAATATTATGTTTCCATGGGTACATCAACCCCACCAGGTTCTATTGAGTTATTTTGGGCCGGAGATACTGTTGCAAACAACGCGACAATTTTTTATCTAAATGGTAACGGAGAATTCGGTTCAGCACAACAACCCGCTATTTTGAATAATTCATGCAATAATCAACCACAATTTAGCAGGGGTGATATTGGTATCAATTCTTATGGTGTAGTTGCAAACACTGCATATACAATTATTATTAGTATGCGTAAAGATAACAAATACTATCAACGTGGTCAATTTAATGATCCAGCAGCATTCAACTATCCTCCTTATAATCTTAAACCTTAAGGTCTAAAATGAAGTTAATAAAAGAAATTAATGAAACAGTATCTTATCTAACTGAAGAAAAGGATGGTAAGAAATCAATGTTCATTGAAGGACCTTTTCTTGTTTCCGAAAAGAAAAATAGAAACGGCCGACTTTATGAATTTAATACTTTGAGAAAAGAAGTTGGTCGTTATACTGAAGAATATATTTCCAAAAACAGAGCTTTTGGAGAACTCGGTCATCCAGAAACTCCTTCTATAAATTTAGATAGAGTTTCTCACCTAATTGTAGGTCTTAGAGAAGATGGCCAACAATGGATAGGCAAAGCAAAAATTCTAGAGACACCAATGGGCACGATTGCTCGTCAACTTATTGAAGGTGGTGCTCAACTCGGTGTATCCTCTAGAGGCATGGGTTCTTTGAAGAATGTTAACGGTGTTAATATTGTTCAAGATGACTTTTATCTAGCCACAGCGGCAGATATTGTAGCAGACCCTTCCGCACCCGGAGCATTCGTGCAAGGTATCATGGAAGGAAAAGAATGGATGTTAGTAAATGGAGTTTGGACTGAACAAAATCACAACGAAGCAATTAGTTTAATACGCAAAACGCCTCGTAAAGATATCGAAATAGTTAGTTTAGCCATTTTCGAAAAATTCATGAAAAATCTTTAAATATAAATATCCAATATAAAAATCAAGGAGATTTGCAAAATGACAAAACAAATGAGTATCACAGAAGCCGCTGCAGCATTACTAGAAGGTTCTAAAGAAACTTTTACTGCAAACATTGCAGCAAAACGCGGCCGCGCAGGTAATCCAAATATCGGCAATGAAGTGGGTATAAACCGTGTTACTTCAAAAACTGCATATGGAACAAACGATGCTGGTAAAATTGGTGACCAACCTAGAAAAATTGACGATCCATTACCAGATTATCTAAAAGGCGTTCCTCAAGCAACACCACCTGGAGCAACACCACCTACAGGTGCTCAGAAAGATGGTGTTGGTGCATCTGTTCCAACAGTTAACGGTCAAAAATTAGGCCGCCAAGATTTGGTAAAACCAACACAACAGTCTGATACAGATTTTTCTGCTATTCGTGATCGTTCTGCTGGTACATTAGCACCACAAAAACAACCAAAACAATACAGTCCAACAAAAGCTAAAGGTATTCAATCTTATGGTATGATGCAATCTACCGAAGAAATTGATATGTCTGCTGATATTGATGCATTGTTAGAAGGTGAATCTCTTTCTGAAGATTTTAGAGAAAAAGCTACTACAATTTTTGAAGCTGCTGTTATGTCTAGAGTTAACCAAATAGCAGAAGAAATTGAAGCTGGATTGGTTGAACATTTTGATGGAAAGATGGAAGAAATCAAAGAAGATTTAGCTACAAAAGTTGATGATTATTTAAATTATATGGTTGAAGAATGGGTTACTGAAAATAAAATTGCAATTGAAAAAGGACTTCGTGCCGAATTAGTTGAAGATTTTATTGGTGGACTACGCAATCTATTCATTGAACACTATATTGAAATTCCAGAAGAAAAGGTTGATGTTGTTGAAGAATTAACAACAAAAATTGAAGAATTGGAAAGTTCTTTGAATGAACAAATTAATCGTTCTATTGAGTTGACTAAAGAACTCAATGAACAAAAAAAGATCGAGGCAATCTACGCAGTGTGTGAGGGCCTATCGCAGACTCAAGTTGAAAAATTGAAAACACTTGCAGAAAGTGTTGAGTTTACAACTGATGAGGAATTTGAACAAAAATTGATGACTTTGAAAGAATCATATTTCAAATCTGATGTTGTTGTTGCAAAAGGTACTGCACTTGATGATGAAGTAACTATTGAAGAAGAACCAAAGAAGAAATTAGGTTCACAAGACGCTTTGATGGAAACTTACGCTAAAACAATTTCACAAACCCTCGTGAAATAATTTATTTTATAAATAAAATTTATATACCAATTAAGGAGACTCACACATGTATATGACAGAAGAATTACAAAAGAAATGGCAACCAGTTCTGGATCATCCAGAGTTACAAGCAATTTCTGACCCATACAAGAAAGCTGTTACAGCACTTGTTTTGGAAAACCAACAAGCAGCAATGCGCCAAGATCGTCAAGCGTTGAATGAAACTTCAGACCTAGGTCCTACTAACACAATCGGTGGTGGTAGCATTTCTACATTCGACCCAATCTTGATTTCTTTGGTTCGTCGCGCACTTCCTAACTTGATCGCATATGACGTTGCTGGTGTTCAACCAATGACTGGACCTACAGGTCTTATCTTTGCAATGCGTGCTCGTTATTCAGGTCAAGCTAACACTAACTCTGAAGCATTCTTCAACGAAGCTAACACACAATTCACTGGTACCGGTTCTGCAAACAACCTATACGGTTTTGCTAACAACACCACTGGTGATACATTGACTAACCCTATTGCATCTTTAACAGCTAACGCATCCACAACTGGTGTTGCTATGCCTACAGCGGTTGCTGAATTGTTGGGTTCTGACGTTGGTGCTGTGTTCCAACAAATGGCCTTCTCAATTGAAAAGGTTACTGTTACTGCTCAATCTCGCGCATTGAAAGCAGAATATTCTCTAGAACTTGCACAAGACTTGAAAGCAATTCATGGTCTTGATGCTGAAACAGAATTGTCTAACATTCTGTCTACAGAAATTTTGGCTGAAATTAACCGTGAAGTTATCCGTACAATTTACACAACTGCTGTTGCAGGTGCTCAATACGGTACAACAACCGCTGGTTATTTTGACTTAGACACTGACTCTAACGGTCGTTGGTCTGTTGAACGTTTCAAAGGTTTGATTTTCCAAATTGAACGTGATGCTAACGTTATTGCAAAACAAACTCGTAGAGGTAAAGGTAATGTATTGATCGTTTCTTCTGACGTTGCTTCTGCAATGGCAATGGCTGGCGTTCTTCAATACACACCTGCTCTACAAGCTGACTTGCAAGTTGATGATACAGGCAATACCTTTGCTGGCCTATTGCATGGTCGTATCAAAGTTTATATCGACCCATACTTTGGTGGTTATACAGCTAACCAAGAATTGGTAACAGTTGGTTATAAGGGTACTTCTCCTTATGACGCTGGTATTTTCTACTGCCCATACGTTCCTCTACAAATGGTTCGTGCAGTTGACCAATTCACATTCCAACCAAAAATTGGTTTCAAGACTCGTTACGGTATGGTTGCAAACCCATTCGCACAAGGTTTAACACAAAACTTTGGTGCATTGAATGCGCGTTCAAACGTTTACTACCGTATCTTCGGAGTGAAAAATCTCATGTAAGCTGTTGATTTTATTAGGTTTTTTACCTAATAAACTAAACCATCAATAAGAATGGTAATTTAAAAGAG